TCATTGCAGATGAGCAGCCATCCAGAAAAAATAATGCCCACAATGATGAAAATAATCATGCCGTCCTCCGCGCCCCAATGACCCGCAGGGCTTGGTCAGTATCATAAACCACAAACACCATGACGCCAACAGATGCTTGTTCCACGTGGAACGCTATCTGGTGCTTGGTCAGCCGGGTCTGGCTAGCCGATTTGGTGCCGTCTTTGATTTCAATCATGTGAACCTGCCCCTTGAACGAACAGAGGATGTCGGGGAAGCCTTGGCCAATGTGCGATGTATCCACAACTACTGCGCCCGCTGCCCTCAATGCGTCCCGTATCTCAGCATGGTTCTCGTCTACGCGGTTGGCCCTGCGCATCTGGCTGCCCTCTCATCATGAATCCTCAAGTCATCCGCCTCCATCTGCGCAACCTTGAGCCGGTAGCGGTCCAGCTTAGCAGCCATGAACGTGATCTGTAGCCGCAGCGATAGGATAGCCTTCGCCCGCTCGTCGTCGGTCATCGCCGCAAATTCCTTCGGCGTGACCAGTTCGTGTTTCCGTGGCGAATGGGACCAATGGGTGCTCATTCAGATTCTCCTAGCATTGCCCGAACGCGGGCGAGTAGTTCAGCCTCAGTCCCGAACCGGGCGATGAATTTCAGGCGGTCAAGGTGGATGCTTGGTGTTCGTGGGTGATTCGTGCCTCGGTGGTGCGACGGGCATAGCGGGATCACGTCCATGTCGGATGACTTCTGGCCTGCTCCGGCACCGGATCGCGGGTGGTGCAGTTCGGGTGGCGTGCCGGGGTTCCCGTCCAGCAGACAGGCGATGCAGCCCAAAGCCGCTACACGCGCCATATGCGCCTTCCGCACCTTGGGCGCTATGGTGGTAGCTGGTGCACCCTCAGGCGCGGCTGTACGGCGCGGCTTGGCGCGTTTGCGGGGCATTGGGGCGGACCTGGGTGGCAGGGGGCTGCGCTTCATGTCAGCCCTAAATTATTTTCGATTTTCATGCAAATACCTGTTGACGTGTCACTAGTGACGCTGTAGGATAGTCACATGGTCGGGATTGGCCCGGCTTGGAGAGACGAAATGCAGAACCAGAAGCCGATCCTTTTCCAGATTCGCGATGCAACACTGGCTTGCCGTAAGCGCAACAACGACAAGAGCATCGGAACCAGTGCTGACCAAGGCTTGCTGCGTGTTGAGCGCGTGACGTATGCAAAAAACGGAATCAGCACGATCAATCCTCTTTCCGACTGGTTGCCGATTGCTGATGCAATCTCTTTCCTGAACGAATATTCCGCATGAAATTCGAGAACCCCCCGAAAACCGGAGCAAAGCGTCAAGCGGAGTTCAGGGCAAAGGGAAGGCAGATTGCCGTCGTAATCCGCGACCCCGAAGCCTTGAAAGCCCTTGACAGGCTTTCTGCCGAGCATGGCGGCGTGACTGCTGCGGTTACTTTCGCGCTTCATGCCGCTATCGCCTCGACCGTGGCGCAGATGAATTCTGCCGCTTGATGCGGGTTGATCGCGTTGCCATAGCCGCGCAGTCCGACCAATGAGTCGGAAAACCCATCATCCATCCGGCGAAGTAGGGGTTGAGGGTGACTGAGTCCAGGTGAGTACGGGCTGTTGAGGATCGCGCACATATCCACCGTCCAATCCGGCCTCCCTTGTCCGCTCGTGCCAATGCTGCCGGGGATGCCTTGTCTCGCACCTCGGACGCTACGGGAGTCGGTAGCCGTCCAATAGTTTCGGTCCCTGGTATGCGGCGCACCGATGCTCGCAGACGGGAACGGGATACACCCGAATGCGTAGTCCATGTTTTCCAGATCAGCGTGTACAAGGTCGATCCAAAATTCTGAAGCCTTGCCCGCAACTTGTTCTCCAAAGATGATTGGAGGTCTGCACTGCGCGATGAGGTGCTGCCAGGCGGGCCACAGATGCCGCTCGTCCTCAAACCCAGCGACTTGACCTGCCGCGCTGAAAGGTTGGCAAGGACAGCTACCAGTCCAGACGGGCTGATCTGCTGGCCATCCGGCAAGGTCCAGGGCGTAGCTCCATCCGCCGATGCCTGCGAAGAAATGGCACTGCGTAAAGCCTCGCAAATCTCCGGGCTTAACGTCTTCGATAGATCGTTCATCAACTTCCCCTGCTGGAATGTGCCCGGATGCGATCAACTGGCGAAGCCAGGCTGCTATCTTCGGGTCGAATTCGTTGTAGTAGTTCATTGGTTGCCAATCATGGTCGCCATATCCTCGATAGCCTTAGGGGTCATGCTGGGCCAGTAGTTTTTCGCCACGTACCTGCACATGCCGGTAAACACTTCCTTAAAATCCGCCTCGTCCATTTGCTCGAAACTCAGGCTGCGCGGAATCCGGTACGTGCATGGCCCGATGCCGGGGAATAGAACGGCCATTTCATCGCACCCCACATTAGCCTCGATCTGCAACCGCTTGAGCACGCTATGGCTGTTCATGCTCTCAAATGCCTCGATGTTCTGAACGAGGATTTCCCCGAATGCGTGGACAAGCCGGTGGAAGCTAGGATTACGAGGCTTCTTGAACTGCGCGAATATCAAATCCCCAACATGCAACCCCTTCTCACGCAGCCGCGTCGCCGTCCCTATGTCCGCAGGCGCAAAGCCTCCCTTGATAACCCGCAAGGCATGACGCTCTGGCCGCTTGGGGATTGGCTTGGTCATTTTGCTTCAGCCAAAGCAAGGCGTCGCTCTTTCTTGATTTCCTTATAGCGAGCATAGGCATCGCTTTTCGGCTGCGTCTGCCCAAGGCCCTTACACCAATGATCGTTTCTCAGAAGAACCTTGCACATCCGTCGCCATGACGGTGCCCAGCACTTTGACTCTAGTTCGGGCGGGGATTCATCAGGGATCGATGAATATCCCCGACTCTTCCAGCCATAGATAAACTTCTTGAACCTGATTGTGTAATGGTCGCGGGTTTTCTTCGGCATAGTTTGCAAGAGCATATTGCAGAAGCTGCGCCATGTGTGGCCGTTTGGTTTCGTGATCTTGTGATAGCCGTTGATGTTCCCGGACTCCTCGATGTACAGAGAGCCTGAGTTTGCCCCGCTGACCCGAACAACCAGCTTTGCCCATGTTTCTGGCTCTAGGATATGGTAAAGCCACAATCCACGGCGCTGATCGTCTCCGAACGGCTGGCAGAGTCTTTGTTGGCTCAACTTAACGCCAGCCATGTGCATCTTGTCGTAGATTTCATTGTGCGGCTTGTCAGGGTGGACGGCATGGAAGCGCCAGATGTCCTCCGTTAACCAGTCATAGATTGGATAGACGTTGTAGACGTTGTCAACGATCTTTGTCGTCCATCGTCGGTTGTTCATCATCAGGTCTTTCTTTTCCCACGTCGCTACAGCGCAGTAGCGGTGCAGGCTTTCTTGGGCGCGTATCCCGATGAACCCTGCCGTGCGCTTCCCTTGCCCGTACCACTCACCGAACAAGACGATGAACTCTTCAAACTCCATGCCATCCTGGCCGAACGGGTAATCCTTCGCCAGCTTGCAGCCGTCTGGCTTGTCGCGAATCCACAAGTCTTTTTTCGTTTCATCCCAGCAAGTCCAGCGTGGCTCAAAATTCGTTACCGCGTTTCTCAGCAGCATAGGGATGCAAACCCAGTGCATGTCGATATGATCTCGGTACAGATCAACCATTTCGTGAACGTGTGAAATTGTCTCCGCGTATTGAGCCTCGAAGTCAATGAACATAACGGCCACGCGTTGATTCCTGCGAATGGCCTCTTCCATTACCAGATGAAACATGACGCTGGAATCCTTGCCGCCTGAGAATGCGACGTATATCCGCTCCACGGAATCGAACGTCTCAGCAATGCGATTGCGGGCTGCCTGAAGCACGCTCATATCTCGATATCGTTTGATAGCCATAGGATTCTCAATAAATGTCAGATTGACGGTCGCCGGAATAAGCTTCCGACATGGAAACCTCTTCACGGCCATTGGCAACCAACCACTTGTTCAGGTACTCAAGCGCCACCTGATTAGCGGCATCCTGTTGATCCTCAGAAAGAAGAGAGAACCCGCTTCGGTACTGCGAAGGGATGCCAGTTGCGTAACACATGGCTGCTTGGCCAAGCCATGCAATCCGATTCATCGAACGATTGGTTAGGTAATGCTCGCATGAATGAACCCACTCTGAGATAACGCCTGCCAAGGCTTTCGCGAAGGCGTCCAGATCGGACAGGAAGGCGCGGTAAGCCTCTTCGCAAGCGTCTTTCTTCATCCTGTTCGGCGCGATAGTTGCGTAGAACCCAGCCGCATAGCATTCCCACTTGTCGAACGTGTGGAATATACGGCCCTCATCGCTCGTGTTAACTGTCCGAAAAGCTCCGGTTTCTTCGCCATAGGTATCCACATCATCCGTAAGTTCCTGGAAGTCCGCTTCCGTCACCTCTCCCTCTACATCCCACGCCTTAGAGAATTCCGTGTCGGAGAACAGTTCAGCCAACCCGGTAATCTGGCAAAGGCGCAAAACCTCATCAGGGTCCATGCCAAGCTCCCTGCATATGCGTTCGTCCTTCCAGTTCCGGCGCTTCAACTCGATGACGATGTCCGACATTGACTCAACGCGATGCTTGCCCCTGGCGCGGTTGTGGCGGATCGTGGACGCCATGCGATCCGTAAGGTCAGACTGTGAGGTGTTTATCTTGACAACTGGAAGATAACCGTGAATTCGCTTGCTGACAGCCTTGCATTCCTTTCCGACCCTGTTGCGGTGGAAGCCGTCCACAACCTCATAGCCATCCTCTTGAGGCCATGCAACGATAGGCTGCGTGTATCCATCCTCCATGATGGAATGCTCTAGCAGCTTCATTTCAGGAGGCGCTACGGAATTCGGATTATAATCGTTGGCGCGAACCTCTCCGGCCAGCACCCATTGCACGCAATCAACTGGCTCGGATGCGAACGGGCTGACCTCATGAATAGCTAGACGGATTGCGTTTAATGCCGCGACCTTCTCTGGCAGCGCAAGATTGGAAACTTCAGCTACTAATGCCGATACCGCTGAATCAATGTTCATGCCGCCTCCACTTTGTTCTTTTCCAGATGATGCGTGTAATCCTCGAAAATCTCCCGCCGAGTCGTGCTGGGAACATAGGTGCCGATCCAGCCCACCAGATCGCCTGAATACCTTTCCGGCGTGGTCACGTACACCGTATCATCCTTGACGTAGACGGTTACGGCCTTGGTCCTATTTGCCCTGCCGAAGATTCGCTTCACGTCACAGGCCACAACTGCCGCCGTCTCGGTTGCGAGGCATAACCGGCGTGGCCAGTTTGCCTTGTGGCTTTTCTTGTCCGGACACTCTCCTTTTTGGCGAGGGAATGTCCCGAAACTGCCCCCAACTGGCCCGAATACCTGAGCCGTCATCCCCTTCTTGGTCGGATCGTGGCCGACTACGCCAATCCTTTTGTCCCTTGTTGCGTGCCAGCAAACCACGTCGCGAGTAACCCCAAGACGCTCGGCAGCAACCGAAGTTCGCGCAGGGTTAGCCAGCAATTCCGCAACTACCTTTTCTCTGATGCTGATTTCCAAGTCCCTCTCCATATCTGCCCAGTTGCCAGTGATAGCGCGTCTGGCTTGCCTAGTTGCTTGCCGTCCTCAATAGCGTATATCAGCCTCGGCTTCGATGCAACAAAAATATCCATGATCTTCGCAGTTTTCGGGAATTCTTTTCGGTTGCGTTCTCGGTCGGCCTCCCGATCCTTTGTGTCAACCTTTATCGCATCGAGGACATCAGTAACCATGGGCTAGATCGGCAAACCGCATGGACTCGGCCAGCCACGCGCACTTAACAAACCCTACAGGCCCGTGTCTGTTCTTTTCCACGCTCAGTTCCGCGATACCCATGTCTGGAGAATCCTGGTTGTAAACCTCGTCACGGTACAAGGTCAGGATTTGGTCGGCTTCCTTCTCGATTTCAGACGAGTCGGACATGTCGCCCATGTTGGGCCGGGAGTCGGTACGCTTGTCCACCTCGCGATTCACTTGGCACAAGGCGACAACCGGGATTTCAAGGTCGCGGGCTAGGTTCTTCAGGCCCCGCGTCACTTCCCCGATACGCTCATGCTTACGCTCACTCCTGTCCGTTCCCTCGATTCGCTGGATATAGTCCACGAACAGAATCTTGATGCCGTTCTGTTGCTTCCACTTCCGCGCCATTCGGGTCACGTCTGCGATGGTCGGGGATGATCGGTCATAGATCATGCAATCGGTTTCAATAAGCCTTTGGCAGGCCATTGACAACTGCTGCAAGTCCTCAGACTCAAGCGCCCCGTTCCGCAGCTTGGAAGCATCAACCTTCGATTCAATCGACATCATCCTGCCACCGATCTGCTGCGCTGGCTGCTCGGCTGAAATGATCCCGCATGGAACCTTAGCTGAGTTCGCGAAGTTCAGCAGCAGCGCGGTCTTGCCCATCGCAGGACGGGCGCCAATCACGACTAGATCGGAGTTATGCCAGCCGCCGAGGATGTTATCCAGCGCCGTCAGCCCGGATGGTATGCCTGGAATCCGCCCGCCCAACTCTTTCGCCTGTTGCGCAGCCTTGTAGGCCAGAGACATAGCCTGCCGTAGCGTGAACTCGCTCTTGGCCTCGGTCTTTTGCAGGGCCATCAGCGCCCCGATAGCGTCGTCGATTATGGTCAGGCCCGTCCCCGCGTAGGCATCGGCGCCAAGCGAGGTCGCCAGACTGATAACCTTCCTTCGCATAGACCGTTCGCGCACGATGTCAGCATAGGCCGATACGTTGGCCGCACTGGCAGTCCCGTTCATCAGGTCAATCAAGTACCCTTCGCCGCCCGTCTCTCTGGCATGGCCGTTACGCTCAAGCCATTCGCCAAGGATCACGAAGTCGCAAGGCTTACCCTCACCGGTAACAGATAGGACCGCATCGAAAATCAGAGAGTGCCGCCGCTGGTAGAAGTCCGACGAGCTAAGGCGTTCAGCAATAACGTTGACGGAATCAGGCTGGATCATCAGTGCACCAAGCACATTCTGTTCAGCTTCAGCCGAGTTGGGTGGTACGCGGGCAATCGTCACTTACCAAGCTCCTTGCGGAAGCGGGGTTTCTCGCCAGCAGGTGCGCCACCGAATGAACCTCCGCGCAGCTTGGCCCAATCTTCCCGGATGGCCTCCATGAACGCCTTATCCCAATCCACGTAGGTGTAGCCCTTTGCCTCGGCCTTTCGGCGGAAGGCTTCAAGATGTTCGTCCAGTTGAAGATAACCTTTCGTCCCGGCCCAGGCCCTTACAGAATCCGAGATAGCGAAACCCTCTGGCATCCGGCGCTTCGATGCTATTCGCTCTACCGGCTTAGGTGGGGGAGGCGCCTTCCCGCCTACGCCTACGTCTCCGCATACGTCTACGACTAAGTGCGCACATGCTTCGCACATGCTACCCGGTTGCGTAGCACTTGCTATGCAAATGCAGCGCGGGTCCGGGAACTTGCTTTTCGTTGCTCGAACTTGTTGTTTGAAATCAATAAGTTCAAGGTAACTCTTTCCGTCCACAGCCGGATACACCCTTATAAGAGCCGCGTTCACGCAAGCGGTGAGCCACTTCTCAATATCCGAGTCGGAAACCTTGGTCAAAAGCAACGGGTAGCACGATGCCCGAAGCAAAGCGGGTCTTGAATAGTACCTTCCGTAGTCATCCACGACAGACATCAGGCGACGGTAGAACACTTCCTCGGCCCAATTCAGAGACTCCAGTCGGTCACTGGTTAGTATCCCCTCCCTCAGAATCCTGTTCGGCATTTCGCCTCCATGCTTATCCCCAAGTGCCTAGCCGCTGCCGCAATTTCCTCTTGCGAATGCTTCTTATCGCACTCAGCTATGCAGGATTGCAGGAACGCCAGGACTCGCCACTTAGGATCACGCGCCATCCTGTTGACCCGATTGTGTAGCTGACGATACTTGCCGCGCTCGTCTGTCATACCTTCACCCGGTCAAACTGGCTGGGGTGGAATCCGAGTTCGGACCAGTCGCCTATCTCGTTGTCTGGGTTAATGATGGGTTCGAGTTGATCGGCCTCAAAACCGAAATCCTCATAAACGTCTAATGTGTAGCCTTCGTAAACTGAATTGTCTAAGTCATAATAATCGCAAGGGCCTTCAGATATTCGGCCGACAGCGCCGACATGGTGAGGGTGCCTAAAGGACCATTTGATCCGCACCCGCTGCCCAACATAGAAACTAGCCATCTTCCTTCTCCCTACACTTCGCGCACAACTCGCTGCCCTCAAACTTCCAGTCTATCGGCTTGGCACAAACTTTGCACCAAGGCGTCGCCTTGCGATCCGCGTGCTTTAAGCCTGGAATGGGCAGAACCGTATCACTTTTCATGCGAACATTTCCTCCTGATGCGAATGTCCAGCCCATACTGGCGCACTCTGATGGGCCTCGATTCGGCTAGCAATAACGTCCGCCCGCTGCCCTGATGTGGGAGCTGGGTACATTCCGAAGCGGTTGATACTCCCGCCATTCACGGACGCATTGGTGCTATCGGCGCTGGTTAGCGGCAGGTCTTTGAATATGGAGGGGTCAAGCATCCTCAACCCATGCAGACGGCAGCGGGGCCTTCCTTTGTCGTCGCAAGCCACCGTCATTGCCTCCCCCATTCTTTGCCACCAATCCGGGGTTCCGGGTGTAGCCCATTCACCGGAGCTGCCGAACGCAACAGTCCTGAAGTTGCTGACCAAGTACTCCAGCCAGCCCAGCGATTCGTGCAAGTGCCATACCGGGACGCCTTCGACACGGCTGCCCATGCGCAGCCATAAGGTGACGAGATCAACATTCTCGGCCTCTGTCCCATCAATCTTGTCGGGGATCAGGCACCAATCTAGTGCCGGATGACCGGCGACGGATTGAACCCAAGCGTGATAGCCCGCAACGTCAACATCACCGCCGCCAGCTCGCCATAAGGAGAAAGCAGAGTTATCCAAAACTACGGACTGGCAAACCTCAAGCGCGATGCCAAGGTTATCAGGGCGACCGAACGGGACAAGTCCGTGCCTGCCAGACAGGAAGCGGGCCGCATCAATGCCGGTGCCGCTCACTGGGGTTCCGTGGTAGTGGATCATGCTATCTTCTCGCTCATCCGCCGAGCGTACATGAGCCAGTACCGGAATGCAACTGAAAATAACTGTTGACGGGCTGGTTATTGTGGAGTATCTTTCCTCTACACCAAACAACGAACAAGCAAGGCAACCCATGAAAAACTCAGCCCACAAGTACGCCGTTACCATCGACGACCGCACCCCTGCCGAGATCGCTCAGGACGCACACTGGGCAATGGAGAACGGGAAAGCTGTGTTTGATGCCATGGATGAGACGGCTTGGGCGATCAAGGACTTGGCCTTCCGTGAGCTGATCACCAGCATCATCGACTCAGCAAGGACGAACGCCTCCGACACCGTCAACGAGGGGGCCTGCGGCCAAGCCGATTGGCTCTCGATGGCGAACTCGACACTCGATATGATCCTCGACAGCGATGATAGGTCCAGCCCGAAAGTCCGGGCTTGGTTTGTCGCTAACCGCTGATCTACCCACATCTATCAACAACGGAGACAGACATGAACAACATTAGCGCCAGCACCTACGACCCCTATGCAGGATGGGGGATCATCGTTACGCTAAGCATGAGCGATGGACGCATTTTCGCTGATGTTGAAAATCATGGCGCGAAGTACACGAAAGAAATCACGTTTGACAATACGTATGACGCGGAACTTTGGGCGCGTGGCCAGTTCGGCCCGACCGTCACGATTCGGTTCAAGAAGAAAGATTAATTGCCGCTAGAATAGTTGTTGACTCGCTGGGAATTGGGGCGTATCGTTCTCCCACACAACGAGGGGAACCACATGAACGAAGCCCGCCGCACCAGCCCGCCTGACCCGCAATGGAACGAACCCAGCGACGAGAACATTGCCGAGGCGATCAAGTACGTCAAGGACAATCCCGACATCCTGTTCGACATGATCGCGCAGTCCTCATTCTGGGACGAACACGCGATGTTCCTGTACGACCATTCCGAACAGTTCCAGGCTGAAGTCGCGATGTCACAGCGGGTAAAGGACAAGGCGCAGTCGTTGGCCGATGACGCAGCGCGGTCGCAGGCGGACGAGTGTGAATTTGAGCGGGCTGAACTTTTGAGGGAGGGCGACCGATGAGCGTTGATCTGGTTAGTGATGAGGCCATTGCCGCAGCGTTTTGGGAACTGGCCGAATACCCAGAGAAGGCACCGGGCAACAGGCTAGCGTTCGCTGCGGCCTGCGCCTACATACACCATCGCGCCAAGGAGTTATCCGCCGCACTCCCCTTGCTTGAGGGCGGGAAGGGTGAGGCGGTGGCGTGGATGATTCGCAACAAGGGTGACGGCGAGCTTCACTGGGACGTGGAAGCGTGCGTATTCGCTGATGCGGGATCAGCAAACGAAATGGCCGAGTGCCTTAACGACGGCGATCCACCGATATGGGAAGCGCTACCGCTCTACACCGCCCCACAGCCCGCAGCACCACAACCCGCCGAGCCGGTAGCGGGCGGGGCGGTGGATGCGCGAATCGCCGATCTATCGGCACTACGCTCAAGCGTCCAGTCAATGCGCGACTTTAACATTCAAACAAGGACATGGAAGCCATGACCCCCGAACCCGAATCCCGCTGGGAATCAATCGGCGGATCAATCCTGGTGATGGTTTGGATATTCCTCCTATTGGCGGTTGGGCATGGGGGTTTGGGATGAGCGCACTGTTGCCTTGTCCGTTTTGTGGGTCGCCCGCTGAAGTCAACGAGTGGGGCGGTGGATTTGTGCCAGCCTGTAGCTATCTTGATTCGTGTTGCAGCGGGCGCATGAGTGGCGACAAGGAGAAGGCTATTGGGCGATGGAACACCCGCACCCAACCCGCCCCCGACCCGCTGCTGGATCAGATGGCGGAGGCGTTGCAGAAGTCACGCAAGCACGCTGATGATTGGCGAGCAGAATATAGCTCCGCTGGGATTGCTGCTGATCCTGAACTGGATTCAGACATTGCCGAAATAGACGCCGCACTATCCGCCTATGACGCACGGAGGAAGCCATGAGCTATTGCAGGTTCAGTTCAAGCAATTGGCGCTCAGACGTGTACGTTTATGAGGACGTATCCGGCGGTTGGACAACGCATGTCGCTGGAAGGCGTCGCTTGGTTCAACCCATTCCAGAGCTTAGTTTTAGCTTCAGCTTGAAGCTGCACAGATGGTCTGGATGCAAGTATGACACGGAGACTTTGCAGTTTGCCTATCCGAGCAAGATTCGACGCGCCGTTTACCACGCATGGATTTATATTTCTGCGTTCTGGTATCGACAAGTCCATATGCGCTCGCTGGATATGATTCCGCTTCGGCCTATTGGGCTTCGGCATGATGGCGAAACGTTCAGCGACCCTACGCCAATTTCTTGTGCGCTAAGGCTTCTGGAATTGAGGAGTATCGGGTATTTCGTCCCCGAATACGCGGTGGAAAATTTGCTCAAGGAGGGAACTGGAGCAGGAGAATCCCCATGATCGGCCTATCCGCCGCCCTCTTCGTCATCGCCGTCCTATGGCTAACGATCAAATACACCCGCACCGTGAACACGGATACGCGCCAGCCGTCAGCAATCGACCGTCTAGCGGCGTGGGAGGTCAGACGAGGCGCATACCTCGCAAGGGAACGGATCAGGCAGGAAAGCGCCAGGATTGCGTTTGACGAGCGGGCGACGGTGCAGCCGAAGGTTGTGCCGAGATTGCCCAAGTAACAGTTTACGGGGTGAATGCGCAGGCTGATGCGCAGCGTCGGAGAAGCCGCAAGGCGAGGGACTGACGAGTCGTGGCAACAAGCGTGAGCGAGCCAGATGCCGGAGATCAGCACCGGCCACCCCACCAATAACCACACCGCCCGGATTCGGGTGAATAGGAGGATGGAATGATTGAGTTTGAAGCGTTTCCGAAAATGCCTCGCTTGTCCCGTGAAATCATAATCACGGAGAAGATCGACGGCACGAATGCGCAGGTTTTCATTGCCGATGATGGCACGATGTTGGCTGGCAGCCGTTCGCGCTGGATTACTCCGGCGGATGACAACTTCGGGTTTGCGGCTTGGGTCGAAGAATACGCGGACGAACTCCGCAGCCTCGGTCCAGGTCGCCACTTCGGCGAATGGTGGGGCGCAGGTATTCAGCGGAAATACGGCATTGCCGACAAGCGTTTTTCGCTGTTCAACGTGTCCCGTTGGGAGATTGACCGCCCGCGATGCTGCGGCGTTGTGCCGGTCCTCTACCGTGGCGACTTCACGACGACAGCGGTTGACGATGCGATTGCAGAACTTCGCAAGAACGGCAGCAAAGCCGCCCCAGGATTCATGAACCCGGAAGGCGTTGTTGTGTTCCACCTTGCGGGCAACGTCGGATTCAAAAAGACGTTGGACAAGGACGAAGTGCCGAAGGGAATGCGGCCATGACCGCCAAGTACACAACCCCAGCCGCCCGAATAGCTGAACTGGTGGCGGAATATGGGAGCTACGCCGAGGCCGCAGCGATGACCGGAGCCTGCCGAGTCACCATGATGCACGTGGTAAACGGCAAGGTTCACCAGCCGCGTGCAGCGTTCCTGGAAGCCATTGGCCTTGATCCGCAAACAGGTGCGTTCAAGGACTTGCGGTAATGATTCGTTTCAGTTATAAAGGAATCGCCCCGGCGGTAAATTCACACCGGGGCGTTATCGGAATAGGTCTTGGCGGGCCTCCGACGTGCAACAGCCTACACCAAAGTTCAATCCCCCGCCAAGTCCTGTTCCCCTCCGCACATGTTCGGATAACGGGATCGTGTGCGGTTGCAAGTGGAAATCCGGGCTGAACCTGAAACACCACACGGAGCCATACCCAAAGCTCCAGGTTCACAAAGTGGGCGTGCTTAACGACGAACTCAGGGAATCTGACAAGTCGAGCACTTGGCTGATTTAGGTTTGATGCCTAAGGATGCCTTGTGCTCCTCAGAATCTAGGGAATCTATCCAATCAAGAGCTTTAGGAGCAATCCAATGAAAGTTGAATATGACAGCAACAACAGTGGAGGCCATTGGTGGCTGAAGGACGAGCATTGGCTTGCCTTGGAAAAGGCGGGTTGGAAGATTGATTGGTACAAGGACCGAAACGAAAAGTTCTTCAACCCGGACAAGGATGGCCGAAGGCTTGGCGCACTCGCTTCCGCAGCTTCCCGCGAAGGATTGCCGCTGATGGATGCTGTCCAGGAATGGGAAACCATTACCGGGCAATGCAGCACTGATGCTGGCTGCTCATGCTGCGGCAACCCTCACACGTTCACGGAATACGACGATAACGGCGGGTACGTCAGAAGCGGGCCTGATGCGTCCTATGTGGCGAGCTGGTAGCCCACCCCCCAATTCAGGAATTCAGGAGTAGTGATGAACGCGATTACAAAGGTAGAACGAGAACTGAAGCCGTGGGAATCGGCGATTCAGGCTGCGCGGGAGCGTTTCGAGAAGAATGCCGA